GCTACTAAATTTCAGTTCGGTAACAAGTTTAAACATGGTGGTAGCTTAGTTGGTTTATACAACTGGACTATAGACGGCGGTACCGGCGTCGATGATTACTTAGTGGGTATAAGTACTGCGGGCGACGTTATACCTTATCAAGGCGAAGACCCTGAAGCTACCGGCAGTGGAGAATGGGAGCAACGTGGAGTTTACTTTGTTGGAGCCGTTGCAGGCGGGGCCAATTGTGCAAGTGAGTTTGGAGGTGATTTAAACATACTCTCTGCTTTTGGCGTCACCCCCTTGTCTACTCTTATAAAAGGCGTCGATGTAACCCTTGCAGTAGAAGGGTTAGGCGCAAAAACTGCTTATTATTTACGCGCCGACATTAGGTCAGATATTGACGGCATAGGTTGGGGTATTCACTTTTTACCGTCCCAAGGAAACACCGTTATATCAACGCCTAGAAAAGGAAACGGAACTTTTATTCAGTATGCTTACGATATCAACAGAGATACTTTTGGATGGTGGCGCGGAGTACCTGCTATATGTTTCGCTGAGTGGCGTAATATACCTTATTTTGGTACCTTAGACGGCAAAGTAATGTCTATGAACGCGGATTTAGACGACCGCCGTATAACTCCTGTAAACGTATCTAACGGTTTAGCTATTGATTTTTCTAGCTTATTTGCTTTTAGCGCGTTAGAAAGTGGCGGCTTGTTTAAACGAGGTGGTATGATAAGACCTGATTTTGTATCTCAAAATAAACTAGTGTTTCAAGCAAAGTTTGCTTACGACTACGAGATAACAAAATTTGCCAGTACGCTAACGCTAATGGAACAACGCGCAGGCCGGTGGAATAATGGTGTTTGGGACGAAGCTGTTTGGGGGTCTACAAAAATTGTAAACCGAACCGTAAATATAGGCGGTGTAGGTTTAGGCCGCAGAATGGCAGTAGCAGTGCAAGGTAGTGCTTCGTCTAGCACTTATCTAATGAGCTATGACGTTATGTGGAACGTAGGGGGTATGCTGTGATTGTAGCCTTTCGCAAAATAGCAACAGAAGTTGATTGGGATTGGTTTACTTGTAGAAACTCAATACAACTGTTACCTGATATGACTAGCATTCTTGCTTATAACGTTACTACTAACGCAATTTTGGCGGGTTGCGTTATGGATAATTGGACAGAATCAAGTTGTCAGATTCATTTTTGCATAGATAATCCCATGGCTATAAGACACAAATTTTTTGAAGAAATTGCCGAATTTGTGTACGACACCGCAGGCAGAACAGTAATGCACGGGCTTGTTCCAGCCGACAATTTAAAAGCTTTGGCCTTAGATAAAAAGATAGGTTTTAGAGAAGTGACAAGGCTAACAGATGCGTTTAAACTAGGTGTAGACTACGTACTCTTAGAAATGCGAAAAGAAGACTGTAACTTTTATACTGAGGATACCTAAAATGGGAAAAGACACTCCTGAAGCTCCTGATTACGCGGCGGCGGCAGAAGCAACCGGCGCTAGTAATAAAGCGGCAATACGCGACCAAACTGCGGCTAACCGCATTGACCAATACAACCCTTGGGGTAGCTTAACTTTTGATACGCGATCAGAGCGTGACCCGTCGAGCGGCGAAATGGTTACTAGATACTCGCAGAATCAAAAATTAAATCCTGAAGCGCAAGCCGCTTTAGATTCGCAATTGGGTATAAATCGTGCTAAAAGTGAATTTGCTAGTCGCCTTATGGGAAAGGCAGGCAACACTCTTTTGCAGGATACTGACTACAGTAAATTTCAAGATTACGGCTCAGTCCCAACAATAACAAATCGCGAGTTAGGTGTACCTCAATACGGTGGTGGTGGTGGTGGTGAGCCAGATATGTCAATCATGCCAGTAGACCCTAATTATAACAAACAGGTACCTACGCCTAGTCCTTTAGCGGGGTTACCGCAAAAAGAACTAGAAATGAACTTGTTGCGCGGTAAAAAAAGAAGTAACGACGTAATACCAACGGATTACACATAATGGCTAAACAAAATTCAAAACCTGCTCAATATGGAAACCCAAGCGATAAAGCGTCACAAGGTTTTATTGGTGGACAGCCTCAAGACCAAACTTTTCAGTCTGGTATGATGCCGCAAACCGACATGATGCCGCAAACCGACATGATGCCTAGGGCTATGGACGACGGAAACCCCCTGTTTGGCACCGGTAGGCAAGACCCTCGCTTTGGCGGGCCTATGCCGTTTGAATCAAACACTACACCTTTTGAATTTAATATGCCGTCGCAAGACGGTGGCGGTTACGGCGGCGGGCAAGACCCCCGCTTTGGCGGGTCTATGCCGTTTGAGTCTAATATCTCTGACTTCCCTGACTTCCCTGACGTCCCCGATAGCAATTCTAGGGGTTTTGAAATGCCAACGCAAGACGTTGGCGGTTATGGTGGCGGTTATGGCGGCGGCAATCAAGGTAACGGCAACGGTTTTGGCGGCAATCAAGGTAACGGCAGTTTTGGCGTAAATCAGGGCGACAGCAATTTCGGCGTCAACGTCGGCAGTAGCAACGAAGGTTCTAGCGTCGGCGACGGCGGCGTCGGCGGCGTCGGATCGACCCCACCGCCGGTAACTGACGTACAGAGACCTGACCAACAAGTTATTGATTCTAGTACCTACGACGGTATAATGGACGATTTTAACGAGGCCGGTAGGTACCAACAGCAAGACTTTAATAACTCAGGTGGCGGCACTGAACAAGGGCGAGGCATGAACGCCCGAGCCGGAGGTTATTTACCTGAGCTAGGTAATATTAACAAAGCTACTGGCGGCCCTAATTCTGTTAAAGGTACTGGGGATTACAGCCGTAGTATGGGTACCGCAGGCAAATCAAATGCCGGCATGTTTGGCAATACTAGTCAGTTTAACGACGGTGAAGTTAACGCTGACCCTCGCGTAAACAACGAAAGATTCATGCAAGGTAGTCTTGAAAACGACAGCCGCGCGCAAAGCAGGTACAACGAAGGCGAAGCCACAGGGAGTCAAAATAACGCATTTGATGCTGATTTAAACGAATTAAGCACGGCGCAAGAAGGCCGGTCTCGCGCTGAAGAAAGCATGTACAATAAATTTGCTTCACGTTTAGACCCTAAGTTTGAGAACGACGAAAAGCAAATGCAAATTGATCTCCGCAACCGTGGGTTACGTGAAGGCGATGCCGCTTACGATTCTGCTGTAGACACGTTTAACCGTGGTAAGACAGATGCGTATCAGCAAGCTAGGTTAGACTCTGTAAACAATGCGGGTGTAGAGTCAGAGCGAGATTTTGGTATGAACTCTCAACGCAGAAGTCAACTATTCGGTGAAGACAATCAAATGTCTCAAGACGAAATAAGCCGTAGAGGTTTAGACTTGCAAGGGCAGGGGCAAAGCTTCGGTCAAAATTCACAGCAGTCCGACGACGAATTTAGACGCCAAGGTATGCAGATGGATGCACGCGGGCAAATGTTTAATGAAAGTCAAACCGTTGCAAACAACAATAGACAAAACTTTAATACTAATCAGCAGGCGCAGAACCAAGCGTTTAACCAAACTAGAGGTATGTCAGAAGACGATTTAGCTCGCCGTGCGCAAGAGTTTGGCGAGCAAATGGGTATGTCTCAAGATGAAATTACTCGTTTAGGTACCGATATGCAACGTGAAAGTCTAATTCAACAACGTGCCGGTGCGGATCAGAACTTAGCTGTGCAAGACCAAAACCTTATGTTACGCGGCGACGCGCAAAACTTTAGTCAACAAATGAATCAGTCGCAGTTCCAGAATCAAATGCGTCAACAACAAATGTCTGAAGAAATGATGCGTCGTAATCAAAGTTTAAACGAGCTTAACGCGCTACAATCAGGCTCACAAGTACAGCAACCCACCTTTAACGGGTACAATCAAGCAGGTAACGCAGGCGGCGTAGACTACAGCGGTGCGGCAGGACAGCAGTATCAAGCTAGCGTAGACGCGTCTAACATTAAAAACGCAGGGTTTAATAACTTTATGAACGGTGCAGGCAGTCTAGCCGGTATGTTTGGCGGCGGATAACAAAAGGTAAATAACATGAATGAAAATTTTGGTCAGCAAATGCCTCAGCAAATGCCTCAGCAAATGCCTCAGGCAGGTAATGCAGGTATGGACATGGGAAAAATAATGGAGTACATCAAAACTCTACCCCCTGAAGAGCAAGAACTGTACATGCAAAAATTACGTCAAGATTACGCAGGTAAAGGCAGTATGCTAGACGAACAAATGGCGTCAGCCAATATGTTGCGCGACGCTCCGGCAGTGCAAGGCCAAATGGCAGGCGACGTCTACGTAGGCGGCGGCGGCTTAGAAGGCTTATCGAGAGGTATCGGAAAGTATAAAGGTGCGCAAGACGCGGCTAGAATACGTGGAGAGCGCGAGAAACTTAGCCAAGACTACGAAGGCGGTATTGAAGGCGTGCAACGAGCTATGCTAAGAGGGTAATATGGCTACATATGATGAAATTCAGGCATTGATGGGCGCTCAGGTAGCGCCAGATAGCGTCGAAGCGCAAGCACAAGCGGCGGCTTTACGTGGGCAACTGAACGATGCTAATTTTCTCAGTGTGTCTACTATTAACCCCCTACAGCAATACGGTCAATCACAAGCTAAATCAGCGCGTAACACAGCCGGTATGCGAGGCAGTTTAAACAGGGCGCTAGCTAAAGAACGACGCGACCGCGACATTAAACAAGCAGACTTACAAGATAAACGCCGGTACGACGAAGAACAAACCGCCGCAAATCGCGCCGCTGATTTTGCTAACAACACTATAACCAATAACCAGAACTATACGCTAAGACAGCGCGGCGCTGATAATGACCGCGACCGTGGATCCAGAGAGGCTACTACTTTTATTAATCCAGCAGGTATGGAAGTAATTTACGACGTTGATAATAAATCAGGAGAAGTGTACCCGCAGGGTTCAGGCTTCGATGCAGAACCCTTATCTATCAAAGGGCTTACTAAAAAAGATAGGCAGGGTAGCTCAGCATACGACGGAAGAAACACCGGCTACATGAAAAGTAAAGAGATTGCAACCTTCGAGGAGGCTACAGCGGATTATGTGAGTGGTTTTTATGCGTTTGATTCGTACAAACCAGAGTTTTCGCAAAGTAAAGTACTTGGCGTAGACACTACGGGGTTACCGCTTGTCAACAGTATTGAAAACTTTGCTTCGCGTAACGCACCTAGAATTATGAATGAAGCAGAAATAGAAAAAGCCCAGTGGTGGAAAGATTACGACCTATTCTTTAAACTGCCTGAGCGGCACAAACTATTCGGCGCGGCGTTAACCACCAAGGAGGAAGCTTCGTGGAATGCGGCTGATATAAGTAAATCTATGACGCCAAAACAGGTGCAAACAAACCTAACCATCTTACGCAATTTAGCTCAAGAAAAAATGGCTAAAATGTCTAAAAACGTTGAGTTAAAAGGCGGTTCGCAGG